TATGCCCAGGGTAGATATACTTATGTTCAAGAAGGTAAGCCTGTCATGGGTGAGTATGATGATACTTTAATGACAGAAGAATATTTAGAACCAGATATTCAATATCCTATCCAGGTAGGTGTGGACTTTGGTTTAACTCCAGCTGCTATCTTTGGCCAGAAGTTACCTAATGGACAATGGCGAATACTCCATGAGCTTGTAACATTTGATATGGGATTAGAAAGATTTGGTTATATGTTAAAAGGTGAATTAGAAACAAGATTTCCAAAGTACGATGTATTAGTTTGGGGTGATCCAGCTGGTATGAAAAGGGATGAGATCTTTGAAGTTACTGCATTTGATCATTTAAGAACCATTGGATTAGTTGCTAGACCAACTGCTACAAATGATTTTAGAGTTCGTAGAGAGGCTGGTGCAGCTCCAATGAATAGGTTAATCCAAGGTAAGCCTGGATTGTTAGTTGATAAAAGATGTAAGCGATTACGAAAAGCATTGAATGGTGGTTATCATTTTAAAAGAGTTCAAATATCTGGTGGTGAAAGATACAAAGATCAACCTAATAAAAATGAACATTCGCATGTCGGTGATGCTTTTATGTATTTACTATTAGGTGGTGGTGAACATAAACGATTAACAAGAGGTGGTAATAAAAACTTTTCAGCATCAGTAGCTAGTGCAGATTTTGATATATTTGCATGATCAAAAAATATTTAATTAAAGTTTGGCAGATCGGTGAAATGAGTTTGCTAGAAGAAAGAATTATAGAAGTAGAAGATGATAAATGGAAAGGCATTGTATTACATCAACCAGGAACCAGAGCAACAGCAGAAGAAATAAATGAACCTACAGAAACTAGAACAGATATTCAAGATCCAGGGAACAAAGATTAGTGTAGTTCCTTTTAGATCTTACTTGCTAAACCTTATGGATCTAAATGAATTTGATACATTAAATTTATCTCAAACTAATTATCTTGATTATATAGATGCAGCATCACAGCAAGGTTATGGTTATTGTGTTATTGATGATGGTAAGCCTATGTTATGCTTTGGTGTAGTTCCTTATTGGCCTGGAGTTGCAGAATTATGGTTAATACCTGATAAAAAAAAAATTTCAGAACATAAAATAAAATTTCATAAAGGTGCGTTAGAGTTTATGAAACTAGCAGCTGCTGATCTAAAATTAAAAAGATTACAAGTAACTGTCAGTTCTTTAAATGTTTCTGCTCTCAAATGGATAAAAGCAATGTATTTTGTGAATGAAGGAATTTTAAAACACTATGGTGTGGATGGTTCCGATTATAAAATGTTTGCGAGGTATTTTTAAATTATGGGTTCATTGTTCAAAGTTCCAAAATATACACCACCACCAGAGGTGAATAGATCTAATGAATTATTAGATGAAAGGGAAGAAAGAGCTGATGCTAGAGAAAAATCAGAAAAAAGAAAGATCGCTGCAAGATCTAGATCTCGTAGAGTAAATTCAAGAATGTTATTTTCAGATGAAAGAAACAATCCAGCATTAGGAGTTACGAATAACATGACACCAACAGTAGCTAATCGTAATCCTTATGATACAGAGAAGAGGTACACATAATGGGAGGATCACCAGCAAGAGTAATTAAAAAAACTATCACTAGAGTTGTAGGTGGAGGTGGAGGTGGATCACCACCAGCACAACCAACATCAGATATTTCTGAAAGAAGAACAGAAGTAAAAAAAGCAACTGAACCAGAAGGTAAAAAATTAGTTAGAAGAAAAGTTACAGGAAGAAAAAGAAGAAGTGTATCTCAATTAGCTAACTATGCTCCTTCAACACAATTAGGTGAAACATCAGTTAGAAATCCACAAAATACAAAAAAAACATTAGGAGCTTAAATGGCAGATAGAGAAACTCCAGAGTATAATAGAAACCCTCGTTTCATAAAATTAAAAAATAATTGTGAGTGCAATGGTGATTGTAAATGCAAAAATGATGAAAAAAAAAGAGAGGAAAATAAATAATGTCTAAACCTGGATTATACGCAAACATAAATGCAAGAAAGAAAAAAGGAATTAGTAGATCTAAAAAGAATTCTACTATTTCAGATAAGGCATATAAAAATATGAAAGCTGGATTTCCAAGATCTAAAAGAAATAAAGGATTAGTTTAATGCCTAATGTAGCTGGTAAGAAATATCCTTATACAAAAGCTGGAAAGAAAGCAGCTAAAAAAGCAAAGAAAAAAATGAGTAGAAAAAATAGAAAGAAAGGATTGGTTTATTAATTATGTACAAAATGAAAATGAAAAAGAAGAATACTTTAAAAGGTAATCAAAAAAAATTAGATGCTAATAAAGATGGAAAAATAAGTGGTAATGATTTTGCTTTATTAAAAAATAAAAAAAAACAAAAGGCAACAGTATGATGATTTTTCAAAAAACTCCTAGTGAGTGGAAAGCATTAGAATTACATTACAGAAGAGAATGGATCTGCTTTGTTGTTGGATTTATTTTAGGAGCTGTAATATTCTAATGGTAGCTAAAAGATTTCAAGATCCATCTGGTGGTTTAAATGATGCTGGTAGAGCAAAGTTTGGTGTTAAAAGACCACAAAGCTCTGGTAAAGATGGAAGAAGGATCTCTTTTGCTGCAAGATTTTCCAAAGTACCTGGCCCATTAATGAAAGATGGAAAGCCAACAAGATTAAAACTTGCATTAAAAAAATGGGGATTTGCAAATAAACAAGCAGCAGCTAGTTTCGCAGCAAACAATAAGGCATAATTATGATGTATTTAAAACCAGAAGAGATTTTAAAAAGGCATAAGAAAGCATTTGGTGCAAAAGAAAATTGGCGAACAATTTATGAAGAGTGTTATCAATATGCTTTACCTCAAAGAAATTTATATGATGGTTATTATGAAGGTAACATTCCTGGACAACATAAAATGTCTAGAGTGTTTGATAGTACAGGGATACATTCTGTTCAAAGATTTGCTAACAGAATTCAATCTGGATTATTTCCTCCTTATAAAAAATGGTGTAGAATGGAACCTGGTAATGATATTCCAGAAGAAAGAAAAGGTGAAGTACAACAAGCTCTTGATTTATATTTAGATAAATTATTTGCAGTATTAAGACAAAGTAATTTTGATTTAGCTATTGGTGAATTCTTATTAGATCTATCAGTTGGTACAGCTGCAATGTTAATTCAGCCTGGCGATGATTTAAACCCTGTAACATTTACTCCTGTTCCTCAATATTTAATTGCATTAGAAGAAGGGCCTAATGGTACAGTTGATAATGTATATAGAAGATTAAGAGTTACCGGTGATGCTGTTGCTAGACAATTCCCTGGTGCAAATATTTCACCAGAGTTACAAAGAATAATAGATGATAAACCACAGGAAAAAATAGAGTTTTGTGAGGCAGTAGTAGTAGATCCAGAAAGAAAAGATTTTTGTTATCATGTTATCCATGAAAAAACTAAAACAGAATTAGTTTATAAAAGAATGGATCAATCACCATGGATAGTAAGTAGATATATGAAAGTGCCAGGCGAGGTAATGGGAAGAGGCCCCCTAGTTACAGCATTACCAGATATTAAAACATTAAATAAAACTTTAGAATTATTATTAAAAAATGCATCATTAGCAATCTCTGGAATTTATACAGCAGCTGATGATGGTGTATTAAATCCAAACAACATTAGAATTACTCCAGGTGCAATTATTCCTGTAGCTAGAAATGGTGGGCCTCAAGGTGCATCATTGGCCCCTCTTCCAAGAGCTGGTGATTTTAATGTATCTCAAATTGTTATTAATGATTTAAGAATGAATATTAAAAAAACATTATTAGATGATACTTTACCTCCAGATAATATGTCAGCTAGATCTGCAACTGAAATTGTAGAAAGAATGAAAGAGTTAGCTCAAAACATGGGAGCTGCATTCGGAAGATTAATTACAGAAACAATGGTTCCAATAATTCGTAGAACATTATTTATTATGGATGAAAAAGGATTGATACAATTACCTCTAAAGATAGATGGATTAGAGGTTAAAGTAGTACCAATATCACCTCTTGCTAAAGCTCAAAATTTAGAAGAGGTAAATGAGGTCATGCAGTTTTTCCAAATTGCTAACTCGTTAGGCCCTGGTGGGGTGGCTGAAATAAAACCGGATGCTATTGCTGCATTCGTTGGTGATAAACTTGGCATACCAGCTAGTTTAAGAAACAGCGAAGAAGAAAAGCAACAGATCCAACAACAAGCTATGGCTATGCAGCAACAGATGATGATGCAGCAGCAACCACCTGGGAATGAGCAAACTCCTCAAGATCAAGATCAAGCTCCTCCTCAAGAAGAACCAGCTATGGCTTTAGAGGCAGAGGCTAGATCTTAATGGCAGATATTAATACTCCAGGATGGGAAGGATTAAATACTCTTGATGTTCATCGTAAAGATGATCAGCTAGAATTAGATAAGGCTTATGCTAGAACATTTGAAACAGATGAGGGAAAAAAAGT